TAGTGAAGAATTTTATAGGTTGTTTAGAGAGGCTAGAGAATTATTTAAAGAAGGCCTACTAACTGAAATTACAGATTGGGATAAACAACTTTTAGAAACTGATATTGGTGAATTTGGTGAGTATGAAGGAGAAAAAGTACCACTTGATATACCAATACAAGAAGAAGATGAAAAGAATCCGCCTTTAAATAAACCAAAAAGAGGTGGACCAAAAAAGTTTTATGTATTTGTCCGTGATGGTGACAAGATTAAGAAAGTCACTTGGGGAGATACAACTGGATTGAGTGTGAAACTTAATAATCCAGAGGCCAGAAAATCTTTTGCGGCTAGACACAAATGTGACCAGCAAAAAGATAAAACAAAGGCCGCATATTGGGCTTGTAATTTGCCACGATATGCAAAGAGTTTAGGTATGTCAGGAGGAGGTAACTTCTATTGGTAACTCCTTATGCAGACCAATTAAATTTATTCAGTAAAAGAATTACTAGAATATTTGATGAAGAAACTATAAATGATGAACTTGTTTGGCATAGAGATAAAAAAGATAGAACAATATTTGTAATATCTGGTGTCAACTGGAAATTTCAAAGAGATAATGAACTACCATTTGTTATTAAAGTTGGTGACAAGTTTAAAATTGAAAAAGAAAAATATCACCGAATCCATAAAGGACAAGGTAAACTAATTATAGAGATAGAGGAAAATGAGTAGATATAGAAAAACATTCAAAGAAGCTTTAGATGAAGTGTATTTGTCTGAAAAAGAAATCACAAAGTTGAAAAACGGCGTGAAAGTTTTAGGCAATGCTTTACCTAATAAAGCACTAGCACAAAAAATGGCCGATAAGGCAAATAAAGAAATGGGATATGATGCAGATGTGTACCAATCTCCTTTCAATAACAGATTTTATGTTCGTATCAAAGAAGATATAAAAGAACAAGATGACAAAGACCACGAAATTTCTATGGCTCGTGGTGAATTAGAAGCTATTGCTGATAAAGCCTTAAAACTATCCTCTATCTTACAAGGCAAATCAGACGAAGGCAATCCATTAGAAGCTTGGGTACAATCTAAAATCACAAAAGCAAAAGACTATGTAAATTCTGTTGCTGATTATATGATGTATAATCCTGAAATGGCAAATGAAGAATTAGAAGAAGCATTTAGTGATGCTCAAGTAGCACAATTAAAGAAAGCTTATGAACCTATGAAAGGTCAAAGAATTTCTTTAGACAATGCAAATAAATTAATGGCAATCTTTAATAAGTTTGATAATGATAAAGGTGCTTTAGAAAAATTAGTTAAAGCAAAAATACCTTTTGTATCAGATTTAGCAGTCAGTAGATTGATTTCAAAACACAGTTATACAGCAGATAAGATTAGACCTTTAAAAGCAGGTTATATGTCTGAGGGTACAATGATTGGTGGCATCATCAAGCATCCAGGCCAACCATCGGCTGAGTATAACAAAGCAAGATTACAATACAAAACATTTATGTCAAAGGCACAACCAGCTAAGGGTGCTGAAGACAAAGTATTAAAATTTGTATTTGATGATGAACTATTAGACGATTTGTATGATATGTCTAAGAAAAACCCAACAAAAGATGTTAGAGATATGGTTAAAAACAGATTAACAAAATTAGGTGTTAAAGAAGAATTAGAAGAAGCTACAGATGCTGATAAAGACGGTGAAGTTGATGGTGTAGAAATTGCAAAAATCAGAGCTGATAGAGATAAAGAAGATAAAAAAGAAGTTGCAAATAAAGATAAAGAAATTGAAAAAAAAGATAATGAAATTGCAATGTTAAAAACTAAATTAGAAAATGAGAAAAACAAAGCTGTTAAACCAGAACCTAATCCTGAAACTGGAGAAATACCTTTAAAGGTTGGTGTTGCATATAAGATTCTAAGAGATAAAATGAAAAAAGAAAAAGAAGAAGTGAAAGAAGAATCTATTGATGAGTTTAATAAAAAAGATTACAGAAAAAATGAAGACGAAAACGAACATTCATTGAACGCATTAGAGTTAGTAAAGAAGTTTGGTACTTCGTCTGAGATTAAAGATATGCAAGGTATCTATGATAGACATATGAAAAGAGGTCATATCACAGAACCAGATTATTCAAAAAGAAACGCATATGATAAGAAATATTATCCTAAATTAAAAGAAGATGTTGAAGAAGGTCGTATGTCTGATATTGATGCAATGAGAAAACAAGGTGCATCAGCAGCTAAGATTGCTAAAGAATTAGGTTTAAATGTGAAAATAGTAAAGGATATTTTAGGTGAAGATACAGAACATCCAGCGAAAGCTGTTTATGAAAGTATTGAAGCTGTAAAAAATAAGGCACAAGAAACAGGTATGCCTTATTCAGTTTTGAAACAAGTATATGATAGAGGCATGGCAGCTTGGAGAGGTGGACACCGACCAGGCGCTACACAGGTACAATGGGCATTAGCTCGTGTAAATTCATTCGTAACAAAATCCTCAGGAACCTGGGGTGGCGCTGACAAAGATTTAGCTGCCAAAGTAAAAGGGAGTAAGTAAATGACAAAATATTTAAATACTAAACCTGGTAGCATTGAAGAAGCAGTAAAAGGTATGCAAAAAGACCTAAACGACAGCGCTTATCAGGATATGTTTAAAAAGGAATTAGAAAAAAGTGGTAAAGGCGTTGCATCAATGTCGCCACAAGAGAAAAAAGATTTCTTTAATAAAATCGACAAGATGTATAAGGCACAAAATGAAGACGCAACTGAGAAAGAGATTGATGTCTTTCATAAAAAATTAGATAAACTTGTACACAAATCTTTCGGACATTCTTCAGATGAAAAGAAAGATACAAAAGAAGCTGTAGATAATCCGTATGCAGTAGGTATGGCTGCGGCTATGAAACAGACTGGTGATAAACCACCTTTGAAAAAATCTACAATTACTAAAGCACACGATATCGCTAAGTCAATTGAAAAAGATGATAAAAAAGAAGAAGTCAAAGAAGATAAAGGTTACACAGACCAACAAATTAAAATGGCTTATGGTGTATTAAATGACCCTCGTTACAGACAAGGTAATTATTCTGGTGCTGTAAAGACAATCGAAAAGATTGCAAAAGGGTTATCTGACCATCCAGATGTGAAGAACGCTTTAAAAAGAGCTAATGAAGATGTTGAAGTTGAAAAACTAAAAGAAGATGTATCTAAATTATTAGAAACACATTCTTTTATGACAAACAAAATGAATAAAAAACAAAAAGAATCTGAGGGAGAAAAAGAAGTTATTAATCCCGTAAAAGATGAAACAGGCAATGTAAAAGAAAACAAAGCAAAGATGTCTGAACAGACAGCTAAGAACTTTGACCTTTACAGAGCTATTCATAGTGTATGGTCAAACGCAGCTGAAAAACTGGATGAGATTAAAAAAGAAGCAAAATATCTTAAACCAGAAGAAGTTGAAGAAGCAAAAGACCAATCTACTTTAGCAAAACCAGGTGATACCGAATCAGTTAAAGAAAAAAAAGGTAAAACTATGGTGGATTCTAAGAAAACACAAGTAGATATGGAGCCGGAAGTCGATTACCAAAAATAAGTCTTCATAAATCATTGATTTTCAATGCTAAAATAATCAAAAAAAGCGCTTGCCAAGGCGCTTTTTATATGGTATTATATAAGTATAAATGATAAAAAAAGGACTAAAACACTATGAATAAACTACCTAGAATATACTTAGACATGGACGGTGTTCTAGTTGACTTTGAAAAACAATTAGTCGATACTGTCAAAATGCCAATTAGCAAATGGATGCAACTAGATAGAAAAGCTAGGTGGGATCCTGTGATTGCTAGAAAAGATTTCTGGTCTACAGCACCTTGGAATGAAGAAGGTAAGAAACTTCTACAGTTTGTTAAGAAGTATGAACCTCATATTTTAAGTGCTTATGTAGAACACGCACACGACCCAAATTGCATTCCAGGTAAAGCAAAATGGGCTATGACTAAAGCTGGAATTGATAGAAGTAAAATCAATCTAGTTATGAGAAGTCAAAAGAAAGACTACGCTAAAGTAGCTGGTCAACCAGCCATTCTAATAGATGATTACGATAAAAACACCAAAGAGTTTACACAAAGAGGTGGTATCGGTATCACATTCAAAACAGCCAATCAAGTAATCGCCGAGTTGAAAAAACTAGGCTTCTAATCACTTTCCCTTATAAATATAGGTACTATAGTAAAACTGTGAGTACCTATTTTTTTAACTAAAGGGAGAGAATAATATGTCAAGTTGGTCAAATGCGGATAATGCCGCTTCTGCTCCATTATGGGCAGGCAATCAGTTAGGCTTAGCGCCTTCAGATGCAAATAGAACAAATTTGTTCGAAGATGCAACAGCAGATAATTTCATTACAGGTATGACAATTGGTTTATTCAATTACAATGCTTCAGATTTATCTAGCGACAAAGCTTCACACCAAGGTTGGAACTTGAAGTTTATCAATGGCTCAAGAACTTACTACGAGTGTTTAGTAGCATTAGCTAATCCTGCATAAGGTTAGCAAAATTAAGGGGCGGTCATTTGGCCGCCCTTTATAAATATATTAATAAAGTGGTCCGTGTAGATGCACGGAGTAGCATTCCCTCAAAAGAGGGTTAACAGGAGAAAAAAATGGCAGACAAAAAAATAACAGCCTTAACAGACTTAGGCGATAATTTAGCAAGTGCAGACTTATTCCATGTTGTGGATGACCCAGCAGGAACACCAGTAAACAAAAAAGTTTCAGCTGAGGATGTTTTTAATAACATTCCTAGTTGGATTGGTTTAGCACAAACTTCTCAATCAATTACAGCAGACGGTTCTACAACAACAGCAGTTAATATTACAACAGCTGTTACAGAAATCAATGCTACTTCAGCAACACATTCTGGTGGTTTAGCTGATGGTAATGACGGACAGGTTAAGATTATTTTAAATACATCTACATCTGGTACTAACGCAATCACAATTACACCTACAAACTTAGCAGGTTTTACAACTATCACATTGAACGCACCTGGCGAAAGTGCAGTTTGTAT